TCAGTACATAGACTATTGGATAGGTCTGGGTGAGTGTATAGAGATCGTTATTTGGCAAATCAACTATAGCAACACTTGGTATGCCGCTGACGGCGGATGGGCTACAACAGGACCTAACGGGGACGGGACCGATTGGGGTAGCACTGGGACGTATCCAGATCAAGAGCTTGACAACTGGTGGGTGTCTTGCGAACAGGAGGAACCCATTTACGTAGTAGATACAATTTACGTAGAGCTCCCTCCTGACACCATAGAGTATTACTTTAACGACACTCTGTATATGACTGATACCGTGTACATTGACGTATGGTACTATACTACGGACACCATATATCAAGTAGACACGCTTACCCAGTATGTAGAACTTCCTCCTGACACCATAGAATACTACTTTACCGACACTTTACAGGTTTTATTGACGGACACCCTGTACGAGTCGGAGTATTTTTACGACACCACATACGTTTATCTAAACGATACGACATATGTCTTCGACACCACTTACATATATCAAACTGATACTGTATATGAGTACATCGTTCAGGAGATATGGATCGATTGCACTACAGGGGATCTTTGCAGTGAAGACCCCCCAGGACTGGATGAAGAGCAGGTGATCTATGTCCCTAATGCATTTTCGCCAAATAATGACGGCATTAATGATGCCTTCTTTGCTGTAACTAAAGATGCTGACTATTGGATTGATTGGGAGCTAATAGTGTTTAGCAGGTGGGGGGACATAGTATTTAGGTCTTTTGACCCTTTGCAGAAGTGGGATGGATCGGTTATGGGGGGTAATCATTACTCTCCTAATGGGGTATATTCTTGGATCATATACGCCAGAGGGGAGAGAGATGTGGCGATTAGGCTCAAGGGAAGCGTAGTTATAGTAAATTAAAGTACGCCTCTATAGCTCAGCTGGATAGAGCAACAGCCTTCTAAGCTGTAGGTCCCAGGTTCAAGTCCTGGTGGGGGTACAATTAAATAGATCATGAGTGAATACAAGTGTGAATGTGGTAAGACGAAGGATGTAGGAAGCGTAAGCATCAAGGTCATTGACGGGGAAGTCCGTCACGACGTTACTTGCGAGTGCGGTAAATACATGGCCCTGAGAGAGAAGAAGACGGGAATGCCTTCATTTAGAAGCAATAGGTATGGACAAGTCTGATGAAATTATTTGGTTGGACCCTTACGGCAAAAAGGGAGAAGTACTTGAGATCCACGGCCTTGAAATTGGTACTCCGAAGAAGCCAGCCAAGTCTCAAATACTCTTCCATGATAAGCCAAAGGGAATGCAGATGTGGAAACGCATACCTATGCCCCAGGAGCTGTCGAGGACTAGAAGTATGGACGAGTGGTTCGAGAAACCTCCCGAATTTCGACGAAAGTTTTCTGCTTACATCGAGAAGGAGTTTGAGCGCAGGCGTAACGGTGTTTGGTTTTACAACAATGGTGTGCCTACGTACATTACAGGGAGGCACTATATGTTCTTACAATGGAGTAAAATTGATATCGGATATCCTTCGTATCTTGCCTTCCAACGTGAGATATTTTTGCATATGGCTGCGTGTGAAGCTGATACCCGTTGTATCGGTCAGCTATATACTAAGTGTAGGCGTTCTGGCTATACTAATATCTGTGCCTCTGTACTTGTTGACGAGGCTACACAAGTTAAAGACAAGCTTTTGGGCATCCAGTCGAAGACTGGTAAAGACGCTCAAGAGAATATATTCATGAAGAAGGTGATTCCGATGTTTCGGAGTTACCCTTTCTTCTTTAAACCTATTCAGGATGGCACTACGAACCCACGCATGGAACTCGCTTTTCGGGAACCATCAAAACGAATCACGAAGAGCAACAAGACGTCGCAGAAGGGCGATGCGCTCAACACCATCATTAACTGGAAAAACACCACCAACAATGCCTACGACGGGGAAAAGCTACACATGCTCTACCTCGACGAGGCAGGAAAGTGGGAGAAGCCAGTCGACATCAAAGAGGCCTGGCGTATTGAGCGAACTTGTCTCATCGTTGGTAAGCGAATAGTAGGAAAAGCTATGGTTGGCAGTACAGTCAACCCAATGAACAAAGGAGGTGAAGAATATAAAAACTTATGGGAAGACTCCGATCCAGGAGAAAGAAACGCCAATGGCAGAACGAGAAGTGGGCTATATCGTATTTTTATCCCTGCTTCTCATGCTCTTGAAGGGTTTTTTGATTTGTACGGGGATCCTGTTGTGGATGACCCTTCTCGCACAATAAAGGGCGTAGACGGGGAAGACGTAGACCAAGGGAGTGCTCAGTACCTCAAGAACGAAAGAGACTCTCTGAAGCACGATCCATCGGAACTAAACGAGGTGATTAGGCAGTTCCCCTTAACCGAAGATGAAGCGTTTAGGGACAGTATCGAGGGGAGCATATTCAACATCGGTAAGATCTACCAGCAGGTAGACTGGAACAATAACATGTATCCTGACCCAGTCGTTACAGGCAACTTCATGTGGAAGGAGAAAGATGTAGAGGTCATATTTACTCCAGACCCTAGGGGACGGTTTAAAATTGCTTGGCAACCTTCGTCTGGTGATCGAAATAAGTTCACTGAATCCAAAGGCAAAAAAGAGCCCGTAAACACTCAGTACGGAGTTGGAGGGGTTGACTCGTATGATCTGGACGAAACAGTTGATGGCAGAGGCTCTAAAGGGGCTCTACACCTATACAATAAGTTCAGCATGAATGATGAGTTCCCTAGCAACATGTTCGTCTTGGAATATGCGTCTCGCCCTGACTTAGCCAGCATCTTTTACGAAGATGTACTTATGGCTGCTTTTTACTATGGATACCCTCTTTTAGTGGAGAATAACAAGTACGGAATCGTAAGGTACTTTGAATCAAGGGGCTACGATGGATACCTGATGGACAGGCCATCTCACTTGTTGTCTGCCAATACGAAATCTAACGTGAAGACAAAGGGCATCCCCTCCAATTCTCAAGACGTCATTCAGGCTCACGCTCATGCTATTGAGAGCTACATTCATGATCACGTAGGGGTAAGGCCAGATACAGCTGATTTTGGGAAAATGTACTTTAATTCTACTCTAGAAGATTGGATTGGGTACAAAATAACGAATAGGACTAAGTACGACTTGACCATTAGTTCTGGACTGGCCCTACTTGGAGCTCAAAAATCAAAGGGTAAAAAACAAAAATCAGATCTAAGCGACAAGGTGTTTTTTCGCAAAACAAAAGTAAAAGAATGGCATCGCTAACTTCCTTATATTTGCCGTTAGATGCACGGCAACCAGGGGAAAAACAGTTCTAGCTTTCCTGATCCGTTAGCGCCACAGAAAACAAAAGAGGGGAAAGAGTATGGTTTGCAGTACGCAAAAGCCATCTCCGCTCAATGGGGCAGCTCGGACCAGGATAATTCGCTAATGCGTAAGCGCCGAAAGGTGTTTGAGCGCAACAGAAAATACGCCAACGGAACGCAAGACACTTCTATTTATAGGCAACTATTAACTAGTCTAGACCCTAACAACGCTGACGGGAGCTTCTTGAATATGGACTTTACACCTGTCCCTATTCTTCCTAAGTTCGTTAGAATTGTAGTGAACAAGATCCTGTCTAGCGAACCTTATCCCAATTTGGAGGGAGTGGATCCATTGTCTTCTAGCGAGAAGGACTTGGAGCGAAGAAAGGTAGAGATGGCCGTGGCTAATAAGGCTAAGATAGAACAGATGAAGGCCGATACTGGCGTCGACGTAGCTGAGATGGAAAGCATCCCAGAGACATTGGAGGAGGCTGAGATATTTATCGGGAACAACATTAAGTCAAACTCTGAGATTGCCGCTCAGATCGCGACCAACATGACCCTGAAGTGGAACGACTTTAGTGACGCAACATATCGCAGGTGTGTGGGTGACATTGCCACGCTTGGAATGGCGGTGACAAAAAGGGAGAATGATCCCAACTACGGGATTAAAGTAAATTACGTCGACCCTTTAGACTTCGTTCACAGCTTTACGAAAGATCCTAATTTCGGAGACTTGATATACGCGGGCAGCATAAAGCGGATCCCAATTCAAGAGCTAAAAAGAATTGCGGGGGATCAGTTCACAGAGGAGCAGTACGAGAAGATTGCAAAAAAAGCGTCTAATAAGTATGGGAATGACAGCTCTAGGCTAGGTCAGAGCAGTTACGACGATAACCTCAAGAGACATCGATTTGGGTACGATGAATATATGGTTGAGGTCTTGGACTTTGAGTATATATCTGTTGACTGCATGTACTTTGAAGAGAAGGACAGTCAGTATGGCAACAAGGGTTTCTATTACAAGGGGGACAGCTACAAGGAGTCAACAAACTCAGTGTACAATAGGGACGTAACTAAGCTTGAAAACGCCACGGTATACGGGGGGAGCTACATCATGGGTTGTGACATGCTGTTTGGATACGGTCTAAAGACCAACATCCCTAAAAACATGCACGACTTGACTAGGACAAACCTGTCTTACTCTGTAGTTGCGACGAACATTGAGGACATGATCCCCAAGTCTATGGTTGATAGCTGCATAGGATTTGCAGACCAACTGCAGCTTACACACCTTAAGATCCAGCAAGCTATTGCGAAAGCAAAGCCAGACGGAATTATTATCGACGTTGAAGGACTGGAGAACGTTCAGTTAGGCAAAGGCGGTGAACTGCAGCCTTTGGAGCTTCACGATATCTACGAGCAAACGGGTGTGTTCTACTACAGGAGTAAGAACCCAGAGGGAGGATTCCAGAACCCCCCGATTAGAGAGATAGGGAACAGCATCAGAAACATTAACGAGTTTATTGCCTTGTACAATCATTACCTAAGAATGATTAGGGATGCTACAGGAATTAACGAGGCTATGGATGGTAGTACTCCTAAGGGAGACGCCTTGGTAGGTGTTAGACAGCAGGCAATCGCCGCTGGAAACAACGCCATCTATGACATCACCAACTCCTCTATGGTGCTGTTCAAAAAGGTTTGTTCTGACATCGTCAAGTGTTTGCAGATCATTCCTGCAGACAGCGTTCTCTACAAAGCCTATGCAAACGCGATTGGAAAAGAGAACATTGGTATCCTGTCTACGTTTAACAACTTGCCCATGTACAACTTTGGTGTAACAGTGGTCAAGGAGATGGAAGAGGTGGAGAAGCAATACTTGGAACAAAACATTCAAGTTTCTCTAGCCCAGAAGGAGCTAGACATCGAGGACGCTATCGCCATCAGGCAGCTGAAAGACATTAATCAGGCTGAAAGGCTATTGGTTGTTCGCAGGAAGAAGCGCATGGCTTCTAACCAGCAAATGGCTCAGCAGAATATTCAGATGCAGTCTCAGGCTCAGGCTCAGGCCTCTCAAGCTGCTAGTCAGTCTAAGATGCAGGAGATGCAAGCTAAAGCTCAGATCGACGCTCAGATGGAGCAGATGAAATCTCAGCTTGAATCTCAGATGGAAGTGCTTAAGCATGAGCACAGAAAAGAGATCGAAATTATTAAAGCTCAAGCAACCCTTGGTCTTAAGACTGACGACAAGGAGTTTAAGGAAAAACTTGAAGTCTTAAAAGAAGACAGAAAGGACAACAGAGTAAAGAAGCAATCG